GAGAGAGAGTGCTGCTCGCTGTGTCGCAGAGGTCGGCTTAAACCCGTTACCATTAAGGGGCGTTCCGGCCCGCGTAATACCAAACAGCGCAGTCGAAGAGATGTTGCCATAGATTCCGACAGGCTCTTCGCTGTACTCAATTCCCGCCTTACGGCTGGTAAGCTCAAGCGCCCAAACCTTTGCGGCGTCACCGGCTGCAAGAGCCCCGCCAAGCGTAATCTGGGCCTGACAGGCGGCAACATCGCCAGCAGCAAACGTAATGTTTGTAACAGCGCCAGCAAGGACGGCTCCCGTATCAACGTCGATGAGATCAGCAGTTGGGTTACCCCCCACTACAACTCCGTTAACTTCAGCCTGAAGCTTCGTCATGTCGCCAAAGAATGCGGCGGTAAAAGGGCCACCGCCACCGGCTTCATCGGCACTGCGGAAGGTGCAAAAACCGACAACTTCGCCACCGGAGAAGACTGCCTGATTCATCTTGTCGCGCACATCTTCTGCCAGAAGGTCCATGGAGCCTTCCATCCAGTTGATAACTTGGTCGGTGTTGCCCTTGCGAGCAGCAGTCATGACCATGCCGTCAACCTGGAAGCGAGCCAAAAGGCGTCGGGCTTCGACGGAGAGCTTGGCGAAGTTCTGGGTGGTTGCGTTTGGCACATCGCCAGCATCGCTGAACTGTACGCTTGCCCCACCAGCAGTAACTGTTGAGCCGGTGTGAACGGGGATGATGGCAACGCGGCCTGCCCAGTTAACGCGGGCTTTTTCGAACATATCGAGTGCGATGGTCTCGCGATTTAGCTGTTCCTGTACTGGTGACAGGAAGAACTCTTTGAGAAGTTTTCCGATTTCGGTTGTTGAGAGAGACATGAGTCTTGAGGCTCCTTTAAGTCATTCTTGCGATAGCTTCTTGTACTGCTTTGTACCGGCTATCACGATCGAGGGGTTTTGATGCTTGTTCAGATTTGACTGAACCAGTTTTCTTTGGGCGCGGAGGCCCTGCTTTTTTCTTCGGTGCGACTTCTACTGTTTTCATATGCTCTGCAATCGCCTTCTCTTGAACCTCTGCAATGTAGCTGCTGTATCTTTCAGCCACAGTATTAAGATTCTCGTTTGGGTTTTGCACCACAGCTTGAATCAGTAGCTCGCGTGGTACGTTGGGGTGTTGCTCCAGAACGCCGTTAAGTTCTTGTTCTAACAGCGTTGTTTGTTGCTACACCACAAACCGTGTAAGTCGTTCGTTAAGCTCCGCATACTCATCAGGTACTTGGGACTCTTCCAACGCCTCGTCTAGCCAGTCTTTTTCTCCTACTGGCTCTTTGGGGGCTCTTGCTTGCTTTGGCTCATTGACCTGAGCTTTAAGCTCTTCAATCTGTTGCCTAAGCGACTCACCTTCTTCTCTAAACGAGTTTCGGGCTTGGATGATCTTTTGGAACCTTTTATAAGGCACAGCGTGACCATCAGCATCGTCTCCCTTGTCATCTTCGTCTCCGTCTTCAGACGCCTCTTGTTTCTCTTCAGCGTCAACAGGTGATGAACCCTCTCCAGAAGCGGCCTCTACCTCTTCTGATACATCTTCTTCTAACGGTGACTCTTCCTCAACTTCCTCAACTGCTTCAGGCTGGGCTTCCACCTCAACCTCTGGTTCAACAGCTTCAGACAAACGACTGGCGAGATCGTCAAGTGCGCCTTCATCTAACAGGTTACTCATTGCGTCCCCTACGATGGGCTTTAGACCGCCCAAAGAAAGTCATAAAAATCAGTTCATCATACTGAACACGGTCTCGAAAGTATAGTCATCCTGTTTATTCGCGCTATACCTCTTACCGTGTACGGCCTCCCACTTAAGAACCTCTTGAATTGACGTGGGCTTTTTGAGCTTCGTCGTCTGATAGATATAATCAGACTGCTCGTAGGCCACATACGCCAGGGCTAGGGAGAATATGAGGTCATCATGACAGCCTGTGTCATGTCTCGGCTTCCCGTTTACATATACGAAGGTGTTCAATTCGTGCTGTAAACGCTCATCAATTACCTTCATCTTTTGGCCCATGAGAAGCTCGTGGAGCTTGGCCATTAGGAGTGCCCTGGTTTTCACGTTGGTGTTAAACCCGAGCTTCTCGGTTAGCTCTGCCGAGGTCTTATCCTTAATCATGCGTCGGTACAGATGCGGGTGTTCACCCCTCTTGAGGTACTCAATGACTGCGTATCCGGTGGATGCGGCCTCGACGTTAACCATGGCGCTGTACTTTGTCGCAGTCGCCATGACTTGGCACGCAAAGTCTTGCACGGGTTCTTTGTTGTAGTATGTCGCCACAATCCGTGGTGGTTTGGAGCGGGTCAACACTGTGAATGCTGAGTAGTCACCGCTTGGTCCACCTTCGGCAGCATCGACGCCCATGATGTATGCCTGGAGCGGGTTGGGCGGTTCATACTCAATGAGCCCCACTCCGACTTTGGCATCAGGGAAGACGAGGTTGAATACGCGCTCACCGCTGCTGATGAAGCATGAGACGGCATCGCTTGCGTACTCTTGCCTGAATGTGGCTGTTGAGTTTGCACATTTGGTGCGGAGTGTTTGGATCGCCCAGTTTCGCTGACTCTTTGAGAGCGTTGGCAGGGACTTAAGGAATTCCTCTTCGCCGTCTGTCGGTGCTGGTTCGACCTTCTTCTTCTGACTATAGCTGGGCTCAATAAGCCACGAAATGAACGCCTTATTATACCCAGACTCAGCGGTCCACAGGTTGTGGTAGTGGTTCAGGCCGTTGGGTGTACTCTCGAAAACGATGGTCGGATTTTCTCCAGCCGTCTGCAACAGAGCGGCAATATCTTCGTCGGGACTTTTCCAGAACGCGGCCTCTGATGCGTGGATGCTTTGGTAAGTCGAACCACGGAACCCGTTTGGGGTGCCGACCTTGATTCGTGAGCCGTGCTTGAATCTTAACTCGTTGGCGTTTTCGTTTGTAGATGGGAGCCTTAGTTGCGCCGGAAGATTGTCATAAATCGTTTGATAGATGTTGAAAATCTGCCTAACAGCTTCAAGAGTATGGGCAGCAATTGCGACACGGTGATTCCTGATAAACAACGCTTTATGAAGGTAGTAAGCTGCAACAAAGGTCGATGTTCCTGTCTGCCGTGCCTTGAGGACGATTTGCCACTGGTTGGTTTGAAGTGCCTCATAGAGCATCTTTTGGGATGCGTTGAGTTCAAACTTAACGAGCTTGCCGCCCTTATCGATTATCTTGGTAAACTTGCAGAAGTAAAGAAAGTCATCTTTGCATCTACGTATCTGCTCTAAGTCTGATTCTGAATACTTCACGCTAGGCTGTGGCGAGTAGCGTGTTAGCTACGTGAGCAATTACGCTTGCAGCCGCAGCCATTCCTGCCCATTTGACATGAGCCATGCCAGCAGCCAGGAGTCTAACGCTGGTAGTCAGGTCGTAGATGTTGGCCGTTAAATCTTTAACGTCTCGCTCAAGAATGCCGAGTCGGTGATTGATGAGTTCTTCGTTTGTATCGCTCATTCGTCGCTTGCCAGGATAGAGAGTAGATCTTGGTGCGTTTCTTTCGACGAGTTGTTCTTGTTGATATCAGCCAGCAGCCTGAGAGCGTCGAGTTTGACTTTAGCTCTTGAGGCGTTGTTTCCATCGGGGGCATCGTCGGGCGTCTCAACAATGAGTCGCAGCACCAGTTCTTTGATTCCAATATCATCAACATCGACGGTGGGCAACTGTGCGATGACCTGGGAGAGTGTTTTGGCGTCCCTGCTACTCATGGCGGTCCTTCATCATCGGTAATAGCCAGCAGTGAAATGCTCTGATGCTATTGCCCTTATGCGGTTCATATCTTCAACAAAAACTGTACGGCTACACCTTGTAAGCTTACGGAAGTCAACCGGGGTTATCAACCCTAGGAGTAGATAGACGTATGGCCTGCCCACTTGTTCGTCGATGGCCTCGATGAGTCTAACTATCTTAAGGCGTAGTAATGGGCTTGTTGACGCGGTGGCGAAGGGTGCCTCTGTGTCTACAATTTCCTCTATCATATAATATGCGAGGCTGACGGTTTTGCCATCCTTCTTGTACTGACACTCCAGCTTGGCTAGGACGTTAAGGGCTCTATAGTAGACAATCTGCGGGGTAAAGAACGCGCCAACATGGTCCCGTTTTTTCATCTCCCTGGTCTTTGAGAGCAGGGTAGTGATCGCTACTTCGTAGGCTGCATCCTTGATGTCGGAGCGCATAAGCTCTGCAATTTGCAGTAGTACGCTTTCGAGTTTGGGTTTACGCTTTCTTAGGCCGAGCACCAGCTTGGTCATACATTCTGGTGCCCAGCAGAGGTCTGTGCGTTTGTCGTACTGGTATAGCTCTGAGTCACAAAAGTGGCAGGGTTTTGCGCCATCTCTAGCTGGGTAGCTACTGATGCGTTTGAATAGCCTGCTATCTTTGAATGACTTAGTGCTGCGCTTCCTTTTCGGTAGCGACGTCCCAGTCGCGGATAATCCGCCCACACATTGCTTTGTGAACGTCGCAGCCGTTACCTTCATCATCCATCCCCATAACCTGAGCCGAAGCGGTAAGAAATTCTATAATAAGCCTGACAGCATCTGTGTCGTCGGGCTTATTCTCAAGGACGTGCAGAGCGCCTCTTACCAATGAGACGGCAGCGTGAAGACCGGGAGGCCCCTCGCTGTAAGTATCAGTACCCGCCAATTTTGCCGTGGTGATGAGTTCCTCTTTGGCGATAAGAAGCAGGGCTTTGACGCTTTGATTGAACGTGAGGGAAGTCTCGGTACCGTTAGCAACGTCGTGTGTAACTTTAACTGAGTCTTTGATGGAGGAGACTGTTTCATAGAAGCTGCCCCATATCATGCCTCCTGGTGGTTTGGTTGATTCACCTTCTTCAATAGCGGTGATGAATTCATTATCTTTGGTTTGTTCGTCGCTCACATTACTCTCCTATGTATGCGTGTACTTCGACCCATGAGCCAGTTTCGGCGCATCGTGCGAAGCCTTCCCACCGGCTTCCATGTCCGAGTAGTAGGTCATGCAGGTCGTAGCTAAGTCGTTTTACTTTTGCCGGGTATGAGCCGACGTTGCCTTCGATTGTGTGCAGTATGCCGCCTGACACGGATTCAACAATGCCGATATGTCCTTGCCAGGAGCCTGGGTCGCCTCTATCCCAGACGACGACATCGCCGGGTTTGGGATCTTGTACGTTTGCGCCAGTGATGGTGATGTTGCTGAAGAGTTTTTTAGCGCCGCCGCTTCTTTTGAACGGCATTTCGATGCCGATAGCCTTTGCGCCTTCTTCAAAGCAGTATGAGACGAAGGCAGCGCACCATGAGCCGTCATCATCATCAT